CCTGCCTTGAGCCACTCCTTGAGACTGTCCTGTTTCTTAGTGTCAAGGTCATACCTCTCAGCGCAAGCCTCAAGGGATAGTGGTTCTTTCTGTCCACGCTGTAGTATGTACTCACCTAGCATGGTGTCAAAGATTTCACCCTCGTAGGTAAACCCTGACTCCCATAGCCACATCAAGTCGTGTGATGCGTTGTGCATAATTAGAAGGTCTGCATCATCAAGATACTGCTGAACCGTCTTATAGTTATCTTCTTCAAGGATACCTTCACACCACTCGTCTTCATCTACTATAGAGTGATCAAAAGTGAGTAGCCTTTCTTCGCCTTGATCTGTAAGAATACCAATCATTACTAATGTATTGTCTGGCTCGAATGGATCAAGGTGTAGCTTGCCATTCCGTTTGGTCACAGTGTTTTCTATGTCGAGTGTTAGTTTCATTTATTCTCCTATAAATCATTAGGATGCCAATCATCCCAATCCTCATCTATTATTTCATCGTTGTTTACGTTATACGCCTCATCAAGTTCTTTGTCAAACTTTTTATTATGTGCATACAAACTTAATGCATGTTCTGCTTCGTCAATACTAAGTCCTAGTCTCTGTACTAGGCTGTATAATTTTACCTCGTCTATCATTGAACTATGTGTCATGTAGTGTGCCTCCTCTTAGCTTTGCATAGAACGCTCCCTCTGTGCTATTCAAAGAGGTGAATAGGTCTAGCAATTGTTGATATGATATATAAATAATTTGATGTTCGTTTAGGTTGGGTTCAAATTGTCTTAAATAAACAGTGTCATCTTCACCTATCACCATTTCTACATCCTCAAATCTGTCAGTCTCATCTAGTGACGTAACTACTGAGGCGTCTTTTTCAAACTCGACTGTGTACATGTGTTAGCCTCCTCTTTTTCTTTTGCACGTTGACGTTCTTCCTGTGTCATGTGCCTAATTTCTTTTGAAATACCTTTACGTTTATCAATAAACCATTCTTTTAATTCACCTACTGACCTACACGATTCTTTCGGGCAGGACGTATACTTAGTTGTGTCAAAGTATTCCTCACACAAATGGCATTTAACTTCTTTATATCTTCTCATGGCTGTCTCCTAGAACATTGGGTTCATCATGCTGAATGTCTCGTACCATGATAGCCCTTCCAATGCTAACCACATACCCACAGGCACACCTAGTATAAATAATACACATACTAGGAACGCCCATCCTAATCCTTTTGTTGTACAGTACTGTTCACTCATCGGTTGTACGCCAGTAATGCTGTCCATGAGTCAGGAAACAACGTACCCATGTCCATACTAATTGAGTTAGCAATTAACCGTGTCTCTTCCTGTGTGTCCTCACTCTGTCTAAGCTTACACATATCTGACCATGCATCCAGACTACCTGACCAGTACCACTCTGTCATAGTATTCAGTGGCAGTACCATACGTGCTTGCTCTGGTGCTACACCTTGCTCAAGCAACTCCTTGTATGCCTTGTTGCACCACAACTCATGTTTAGCCAGTGTACTAATGGTACGATAGGATATAGAAACCTCACCACTACTACCTTGCTTCTTATCTTTTGCACGTCCTCTCCATGTTGGGGCGTAGTAGTACTCTGGTTGATCGTCTACATACCTACGGCTTACCTCATTCCATCTAAGGAACTTATGTTTGACCAGTTGTCTTGCCACAAACATAGGAGCTTTGACATGGAATGTTGCAAAGCAATGACCAAAGGGTGACATGTGTTTGTGTCGTGCAAGATATGATATAAGTATACTGTCTGACACAGTCAGTGTATTGTCTTCATCCCACTCACTCTTCTTGTTGAAGCTAACACGAGCAGAGTTTACTACAGTAAGATCACTGCCCATGCTATCTATTAATGTTGCGTCTATCATACTGTGTACCTCGCTGTCTTGTATTCCAATTCACAATGGACAACACCATGCCATCCACTTAGTTTGTTCTTCACAACATTCAAGTGACGTTGTGTGTCCTCTTCCTCTTGACCGTCAACCACTGGGTTCTTAGCAATCAATACCATGAGGTCGGCCTCTGCTGCCTTACCAGTACGTGAACCTTCCATCATACTCTGGTTGAGTAGTACCTTGCCCTCTGCGTCAGCAGATAGCTGAGACATGTAGAAGATAGCACAGTTGTGAGACTTGGCAATCTGTCGGGCATAGATAGCATTAGCTTTCAGTGCCTCGTCAGGTCTAGCAAAGCCACCAGTCCTAGCGAACTTGTCACCCATGTCAAGTATTACAATGTCAGGCTTGTATGACTTGCATACTGACTCTACCCATGCCATGTCACGATTACTTGCGTCCTTGATCTTGATGTTCTTCTTGACAGCCTCATAAGCGTCACGTGCTCTGGTAGGGTTAGCCTTGACCTCTTGGATTGTCATACCTGTAGCTGCTGTAAGATACCTAGCACCAACACGGTGTGATGCTTCCTCGTTACATAGTATGACACACTTAGCACCTTGATGGGCAAAGCCATTAGGAGCAGCAATAAGAGAGGCGTGGAATGAAGTCTTACCTGTGTTAGGTCTAGCGCCTACCTCAATCAGGTGTCCTGCATTTACGCCCTCTACCTTACGTGTCAAGCTAGGAACGTTGAACGTCCACTGTGACTCCAAGTCATTCATGTTGAGCAACGTGTCAATCTCAATGTCATCCCACTCAATCTGTAAGTCTGGTGTGAAGTCATCACCATAACGCTCAAGTAAATCACGTAATGGTTCGAGACTATTCTTGTCACCATTCACGTAGTCAAACCCAAGGTTTGCAATGTCCTCACCCACTACCTGTTGGAACAGCTTCGACAGCACCTCTTGTGCTACGTCACCACCCATAGGTGACTCACGTTTGATCTGGTTGAACAAAGAACCATACGCCTGTTTCTGTGCCGTTGTCATAGTAGGATTGTTTGACATGAACAATGCCTCAATCTCATCTGGTGTAACTGTACGCTCATAACGATCCATAGCCTTGTCGATGGCTTGCTTGATCTTTCGTACATCTTTACTAAATAATCTATCAGGGCATTTAGCACCACGATGGTCATCGTAGAACTCTCTATCCATCAAGCTTCGTATTAATGATAATTCCATTTATGTTTCTCCTAGTGTGTTTAAGTTTCTAATGTCGGTAGGGTTACGGTATTTAAGGTCATCTATCAAACGTAAAACTTTTACATTGTTTACATAACCTCTTAGTTCTTTAGCAAATTGCAGCGTCTTTGGTAATGCGTCAGGGTCAAGTGCAATAATAATCGTGTCGAACTGTGATAAGTACTTCTTATGTACCTCAGAGAGTGACGTACCCAACACTGCTACCCCGACATATACGCCACCCTCTGAGCATCCAGAACCATCTGTCGCACCTACAATAGCTGCACTCACACAGTCCTCAACGACTACCCCAGTTCTACCACATCCAGATACGTATGGCAAGGGGTTTTTTCCATATCTTTTCCACTTAGGTAACTTTTTTCCTAGTGCTCTACCTGTTGCGTCCACCATAATATTGTTATGGACTACAGGAAATACGACACGATCTTCTTTTACATCATACAACAAGTCTTGTTCCACAGACCACAGTCTCCACTTGTAGCAGAAGTCTTTGATACGAATGTAACTCTTGACTACCCACTCAGGTTTCTGAAATGGTACTGCCTCTGTCTCTTGCGCTGCACTACCTAGTGAGCTACGTATGTCATCAGTAGTTAGATGAACACGTGACCCACCAGATACACTGCACCCTGCCTTGTAACAATTCCACATAAGCTGACCCATATTATTAGTAGCGGTAAACGTCTTTACTCCACCACATACAGGGCAGTTAGTACGTTTAGTATTACCATTACTAATATCTAAATCACTTATGTATTCTTTTATATTCATTATATATCACTTTCAATGTTACTCGTTACACTCGATTGTACATAAGTATCACGCTGTGTCAAGGCATTATTTGCAGAGTCATACGTATGTTTCATATATGGTTTCACAGAAGACACATGTGTATGCCCTGTCACCGCCATAATTTGTGGCAATGGTACACCCTTGTCTACCATCTGTGTTACTCCAGTCCTACGTATGTCCATAAGGCGTAGTTCCTCTGGCAGTTTAGCCAGTCTCATTACCTTACGTCCAACCTTGGACAGTCTCTCCATAGCATACGGTTCAAACTTACCTGACCTTGGCTTGGGATGTGGTACTACCCACTGTTGAAAACCAAAGTCAGCTTTCTGTTCTAGCAACATGTGATTTAAATTATCACTGATTGGTAAG